CATATGGTCTACTTGGTCATGGAATCCCATGAGAATGAAACGATCGACGATGACATTCGTGCTGAGATTCAAGTCGCTGAAGTGGCTCAACTAAATGAATTTCCACGAGGTGCTGATACGGAGGTGCCAGAAGACATTCGGATTGCACAGTATGAACTGGCGCACAGTCTCTTGGATAACAAGGACCCGGAGCAAGAATTGGAAACTCTTGCTGTAACAAGTTCGACGTATGGAGGAGTCAAGACCATGTTCAATCGAGATCAGTTGCCGATTGAACATTTGATTAACATGATTCCGAACGCCGTTGCTTGGCGTCGGTTGAGACCGTATTTGCGTGACGGTGATGCGGTCAAGATTTCGAGGGTTTCGTAACCCTGTTCCGTTAGGTGCAGCTTGTAGTTGTACCCTGTCCGACCGGCAGGCACGAAAGAGCCGGGTGAACCAGCGGGAAACTGGCGTCCTGCATTGCGGTTCTTGAGTCAATTCGCCAGGGTGAAAGGTGGAATATGAACGTTCTTTCCCAGTTGTATCGGTCTCGTGGTTGTGTGTCTTGTTTCGAGGGCGAAGGCGACGGTACAGAGAATCCTGGAGCCGGTGATCCGGTGGCTGATGCTGCGGCTGCGGCTGCGGCTGCGGCTGCGGCGGCTGCTCGCGCCAGTGGAACTCCTTCTCCTGGTGGCGGGGCTGCTTCTGCTCCTGCGGCTGGTGCTGCAAAGACGACATTTTCTCAGGAAGATGTGAATCGTTTTCTTGCGGATGATCGTCGGAAGCATCAGACGGCGCTGGCCCAGATGGAAGCCAAATTGCAAGAAGCTCTCAATGACAAGTCCATGACTGAGGCCACGCGGCAGGCTTTGGAAGAGAATCTCACCGCGATCCAGGGTCAGTTGCGAACGAAGGAACAGCAACTTGCCCATGAGAAGAAGCAGTTGGAAGAGGTACATGGTGCCGAGACAGCCGACTTGAAGAAGAAGGTCGTCTTTTGGGAAAACCTGTACCGTGACAGCACGGTTGAGCGCTCGTTGCAAGATGCGGCCGTTAAGAACGACGCCTTCAACGCTGACCAGATCATCGTGATCTTGCGCCCCCTCACGAAACTGCTCGAAGTGGTGGACGAGAAGACCGGAAAGCCGACAGGAAAGTATCGACCGATGGTCGAGATGAATGATGTCGATTCTAAGACGGGAGAACCGGTCGTGATGGTTCGCACACCCGAGGAAGCGGTGAAGCGGATGAAAGAACTGCCCGATACCTACGGCAACCTGTTCAAGTCAGGCGTCGTGAGTGGCATCGGAGCAGGCCAGGCTACCAGCACAGCGCTGGGCAGTGGTCGGGTTGACGTGCGGAAATTGACTCCGCAGCAATACCGAGAACTCCGTGAGAAGAACCCTGAAGCTCTGGGGTTGCGGCGGAAGCGATAGCAAACGCCGACACAATGTTCAGGGGTGGAAACTGACTGAACGGATACTGATAACGGTATCCACACGAAACCTTTTCGGAGGAACACAATGAAGACTCTGTATTTCAACAAGGCTCAGGTTGCCTGTTTCGCTAACGACAACGACGCCTTCATCCCGGAGCATTGGGCTCAGGAAGGTTTGGCCATTCTCGAAGAGAATATGGTCATCGCCAACCTCGTCCACCGCGACTTCGAGGATGAAGTCAAGAACTATGGCGACGTGGTGAATACCCGCCGGCCCGGAACCTTCCGGATCAGCCGGAAGAAGGACGGGACCACCTTGGCTCAGCAAGACGCCAGCGCGACCAACGTGCAGGTGCCTCTGGATCAGTGGTTCTACACCTCGTTCACCATCAAGGATGGTGAGGCCAGCAAGTCGTTCCAGGACTTGGTGGACATCTACCTGCGTCCCGGTATGCAGTCGATCGCTCGTGCGGTCGATCGTGCAGTGCTCGGTCGCAGCCACAACTTCCTCGGCACTCCGACCGGTCGCGTTGGTCGGCTTCAGAATCTCACCAGTGCTGTCAGCAAGGACTACATGCTGGAAGCGCGGGAAGTGCTGAACGTCAACAAGGCCCCGATGGACGGTCGCAACCTGGTTCTGGCTCCGTCCAGTGAAACCGCGCTGCTCAAGACCGAGTTGTTCATCAAGGCCAACGAGCGCGGCGACGGTGGAACCGCCCTGGAAAACGCCGAACTCGGCCGCATCCTTGGGTTCCGCACGTACATGGACCAGAACGTGAACAGCTTGCTGTATGCTTCGGTCTCGGCTTCCGAGGTCACCGAAGGCACGATCACCGACATTCAGCCGGCTGGTGAGGGCGGCGTTCAGAATTGCACGATGACCCATGCATGTGTGATTGGTGAATTCGCGGTTGTGGACGGCAACGATCAGCCGACCTACATCACAGCCCTTACCGGCGCAACCACGGACATCACCCTGAACGAGGTCAACAAGTTCGCCACTGCGGCACTTGCCAAGCTCTCGGTCTACCACGCTTGCACCGTGAAGGGTGGCTACGCTCTCGGGTACAGCGAGGCCATTGTTCTGGACGGCTGGACCACAGTGGCTCCGGCGGTTGGCCAGTTGGTCGCCTTCGGTGTCGGTGCGGCTCGTCGGACCTACACGGTCATCGAAAGCTGGCTGTCGGCTGTCGGTGAGCAGTCGGTCATTCTCGACCGTCCGCTCGAAGTCGCCCTCATCAATGCCCAAGCGGCATTCCCCGGCCCTGCTGGTGCGCTGAACATGGCGTTCCATCGGGACGCTCTGGCTCTCGTCACTCGCCCGCTGGCGGTGCCGAATGGTCAGATGGGCGTGCTGAGCCACGTGGGTTCGTACAACAACATCTCCATGCGAGTGTCGATGCAGTACGACATCCAAGAGGGTGGCACGGTCGTCAACCTGGACATCCTGGCCGGCGTTGCCGTTCTGGATGCGAACCTGGCCGTGATTCTTCTCGGCTAACAGACGGCGTGTGTTGATTGTCACGCTACCCTCCCAGGGTGACCTGGGAGGGTGGCTTTCTATCGCGTTTCTTGGGGGCTATTATGGATTGGCATACTGCGCTTGTGATTTTGAAGCAGTACGGGCCTCTGGTCCTGATGGTTTGCTTTCTGTTGTGGCAAGGCTGGATGCGTGAATGCCGACTTGGAAGTCGAATTAACAAATTGGAGGATGAACAACGGAAAGTGCTCCTACCGCTTGTGAAGAGGTGTACCGTGGTCATCACGAAAAACACGTCTATCATGCGGCGATTGGAGCGGGCGATGGACGAACGATGGACGAAGCCGGAATCGAAAGAGTAGGCGAGAACCACTATGCAGCCGCATCAATACTTTCTGAATCGACAGATGCAGATCGCACTGTACGCTTTGAAGCGGCAGTTTGGTGGCCCTATTGTCGTCTACCGATTATTGACTTCTGAAGTTGACCCCAAAACCGGCGAAGCTACCGTTGAGACCCTAGCCACCCGCGTGAAACGGGCTATTGTGTTGCCGGCCACGATGACACGGGAAGTTGCTCGCAACATTTCTGTAATCTCGGCCGATAAGTTGATGGTCCAAGGCGGAGGCTACGATACCAGCAAACGAGTTTTCATCATCGACAGGCGGGATGCTAGGGATTTGGTGATAAGTCAGGATGACTGGCTCGTATACAATGGCCGCAAGTACCAGTTCGAGAAGATTGAAGAAATGGAATTCGATTCGGGCTGGATCATCACAGGTAAGGTGCTTTTGGGTGAGATAGACTTGGAAACAGGTCTGCTGCAATCGGTAAACGGAGAAGATACGGTTGAAGTCGAGTCCGAAGCAGTTGGAGAGGTGTAAAGATGGCTGTGAACCCTCACTGGGCGCACTGGATTTTCTCCTCTTTAGCAGATTACCTGAAGAAGGTCGCTACAGACAACGAGATCAAGGTTCTCATTGAGGGCGTTGATGAGCGTACTGACGCGATCATGGAGGCCACTGAGCATGTCGAGATCGCAATAACAGGACCGTTTTCCCGTGAGCTTAGTCGAAACTATTACGAACTCAAAGTGGGAGTTCGAGTGCTGATTCAATGTCGGATGGATAAGCCGCCTAAGAATCGGTATACACCGCAACTCATTGCTGGTCTCTACCACGAGGCAATGGATGCCGTTATTGCGGTCTATCGGTACGGAAATGGATCAGAAGACGATCAATCACTTCTTGGCTGTTTGTCGTCGTTAAATGACCGAAACAACCCGATAAAGGTTCATCATTTCGGTCAGGCGACACCGACAGATCGTTTGAGACAGTCGATGGTCGATTGCTGGTACGCGATGGAACTTTCTGACAACAACT